AATCATGGCCAAGAAAAACGACATGGAGGCCCAAAAATCAATCCTCACAATGATCTCCAGGCCAATTGTGACAATCAAGGATTCGGAGATCGTTGAGGCGCTTAGGGAATGCAAGGGTCTTACTTACTTGGCAAGCATGAGACTCGGTTGCACCCATTCCGATCTTGACAATCGTGTCAAGGGAAATGAATTTCTTTCATCTGTATGCAGGACAGAAAGGGGCGTTATTGTAGATAAGGCCGAGGCCAAATTGGTCGAAGCCATGGAGTCTGGGGCCAAATGGGCGATAGAATTGATTCTGAAGACTCTTGGCAAGGAGCGCGGCTATGTGGAGCGCCAAGAGGTTCACAATCTGTCCAAGGTGCAGTTGCATATTATCGAGGAAATAGTCGATGGAGGCACAGCACCAATCCCAGTCGAAGCCAGGATCATCTCCAGTCAAGACGGTCAAGCTCCATCGGGTCCAAAGTGATTTCCGACACTCTACTGCGCTTTATCGAGGTTTCGTGGGTGGTCGCGGTTCTGGCAAATCTTATGTTGGCGCTTATGATCTCTTGTGTCGGGCTATGTCAGAACGCGGTCGCGGACGCTTATATATGGTGGTCGCGCCCACATACATCATTCTACAAGACGCATCGATGAGAACGGTTGTCCAAATCGCGGAGGATTTGGGCATCATCAAGGAAAAGTGGAAACAACCCCCTCGGCTCGTCCTCCACAATGGATCGGAAATCATCTTTCGCTCAGGCGACGATCCAGAGAAATTGCGTGGTCCCAACCTATCTGGCGTGTGGATGGACGAAGCATCCCTCATGAGCCAAGAAGCCTATTCGGTTTGCATCGCTTGTTTGCGTGAAGCCGGCCAAGCAGGATGGCTATCCGCAACATTCACCCCTAAAGGCACATCCCATTGGACCTACGAAGTTTTCGCCAAGAACAAACCAAATACCCAATTGTTCCGATCATCAACCGTTGAGAACCCCTTCCTACCTGGAGAGTTCATAACGGCGCTCAAGGGGCAATATTCAGACAAACAAGCATCTCAAGAGATCAGCGGAGAATTCGTTGATCAAGAAGGATGCGAATGGCCAGCAGCACATTTCTCAGGACACATCTGGTTCGATGAATGGCCTGATGAAAGAAAGATCGTTGTCAAATCGATAGGACTCGATCCCTCCAAAGGACAAGATTCAAGGCATGGCGATTATTGCGCCCTCGTCAAATTGGCACGAACCAATGAAGGAATCATCTATTGCGAAGCCGACCTGTCACGAATTGATGCCGAAACAATTGTTTCAAATGTCTGCCATGAACAGCAAACATTTAATGCCGATGCGGTTGTCATCGAGTCAAACCAATTCCAGCACCTCCTGGCAAGCCAAGTCATCTCGGAATCAAGGAAAAGGCATATCAATATGCCTGTCATGTCGATCCACAACAGGGTCAACAAGGAAGTCAGGATTAGAAGGCTTGGCCCTCACCTGGCCAACAAGAACTTGAGATTCAGGGCAAACCATGAAGGAACAAGGATGCTGGTGAATCAGTTGCGGGAATTTCCATTATCAAGATATGATGATGGGCCAGATGCGCTTGAAATGGCGCTGCGTGGAATGATTACGCTTCACAATGGGCGTATTTCGGCAGCCACTAATTCAGGCAGAGGTATACGGGCATGAATCCTTTTTCGTTGAATTGGTGGAAATCCATCCTCTCCAGCGCGCCACAAAAGGCCAAGAAGAAGAACCTTCGTGAATCAGCATACAACATCGACTTCGCACTCAACTCCTATGCCGACCTCCTCAATCGGTTTTATGACGGAGGTGTCTACTCCTATCCCATTACCAATCCTTACGATAGGAGATATGGATCAAATTATCCGTTTTGGTATTCAGAGCAGCAACTCAACCTGATCAGGGCGCAAGCAAGACTGCTCGTCACAACCAATCCAAACGCCCAAGGCCTTCTGAATGGTCTTTGTTCATATGTGATCGGTCCTGGGTATGGATATCGTGTCATGCCCAAGGCTGGATATGAAATTGATCAGCAAACACTTCAGAGGGTGGATGACACGCTCAAGAGGTTCATTGATGACAATGATTGGGAAACGATGGAGCAGGAGGTCTTCACACGATCCAGGGAGGATGGCGAGTGCTTCCTGCGGTATTTCCCGCAACCATCAGGCCGACTCCTGATCAGGACCATTGAGCCTGAACAAATCTATCAGCCACCATCGAGCGATTTTGCGGAATGGTCCTATGGCATCCAAACTGAACTGGATGATGTTTTCACAATTCTTGCCTACCATGTCGATTATGAGGCTCCAAGAGGGAGTGAAGAGGCTCATCGGGAAAGAACTGGTGAGGTTGTTCCCGCATCCGATATCGTCCACATCAAGTGCAATGTGAAGAGGTCCATCAAGCGTGGACTGTCTGATTTCAGTTACGACACGCTCGACACCTTTGTGACGGCAGGAAAGCTCAGAAAGAACCTGGGAGAAGGATCGGCAGTTCAATCGGCAATTGCGGCAATTCGCCAACATGAAACCGCAACAAAGGAACAGGTCGAGGATTTCGTCCAAGAAAACATTGACTACACGGCATATTCTGGGATTCCACAAAGGGAAACCGATTACCAGAGGATTGAACCGGGATCGTTCTTGGACATCCCGAAGGGCATGGAATATGTCGCCCCTCCTGGAGCGGAGAATGCCGAATCCCATTTAAGGATTTTCCAATCATTGCTGAGGAGCGCGGGGAATAGATTGAACGCTCCAGAATGGCTGGCATCCGCTGATGTGTCGAATGCCAACTATGCGTCATCATTGACTGCGGAATCCCCATTCCTTCGCACTTGTGTGAGATTGCAAACCTTCTACAAGAGGCATTTCACAAGAATCGCAAGGGAAGCGATCCTGACGGCGGCTGAAGCTGGCGATCTTCCAATCGCAATTGTTGATGCCATCGATGTGATCGTCACGCCACCGAATGTCGAGGCGAGAGACAAGATCGCTGAATCGACAAGCAATCAAACCTATGTGGCAATGGGCATCAAATCCAAGCAAACCATCGCACAGGAACTTGGTCTCGATTGGGATCAAGAGAAACGCAACATGGATTTAGATCAGGACGATCAGGAATTGGCGGCATCGGATATCGAGGGTGGTGGAGACATGGCCCAGGTTTCCGATCAAGCCCTCAATGGATTGCAGATTGAGAACCTTGTCGGAATTGTCACCCGTGTTGCTGCTGGACAGTTAACTACCGAGGTTGGCAAGGCAGTTGCGGCGGCAGCCTTCCCCCTGATGTCTTCCGATCAGATCGCTGCCATATTCCCAGAATCGCTCTACAAGAGTGCCATGCATACAACTCCGACCAAGCAACCTGGAGAACCATCGTTGCCATCGGAGCCATCAGAACCGGAAATACCATCAGAACCAACCCAACCAGAACCCGTTGCCGAATCAATTGATGAGGCAGAAGGTGGAAAGTATTCGCACATCAACTTTTCTCCACCAGCAAGCGCAAGAAAGGCGGCAAAACGAGGCCTTGAATTGAGGCGCAAGCTTGGTCGCGGAGGCACGGCGGTCGGAATAGCAAGGGCAAGGGATATATCGAATGGCAAGGAAATGAGTCCATCCACGGTCAAAAGGATGTTCTCGTTCTTCTCAAGACACGAAGTTGATAAGCAGGGAGAAGGATGGGGCAAGGATTCAAATGGCTATGTGGCCTGGTTGCTTTGGGGTGGGGATTCTGGTTTTGCATGGTCAAGGAAGGTCCGCAACCAAATGGATGCGGCAGACAAGAAAGGTTCAAAAAAAAAATCCGTGAATGAACTTCAATATGGTCGCCCCAAGAAGGACGATCCAAGGAAGACACCAGCGAAACCTCACGAAAAGCGAAAGGGAAGCAAGAGGAATCCCAAGGGATCGGCAAGCAAGTCGAACAAGGGAATTGAGGTTTCCGCTGATACACAAAAGAAAATCAGGGAATTGATGAAGAAACACAACGAGAAGAACCCAGATTTCAGGGCAAGCATGGCAACCCTGAAATCCGTCTTCCGTCGCGGGGCTGGAGCATTCTCAACATCTCACGCTCCAGGCATGGATCGAACCAGATGGGGATTGAAACGCATCGAGGCCTTCCTGTATCTACTTCGCAACGGAAGACCGTCGAATCCAAATTATAAGCAGGATAACGATCTTCTACCATCCGAGCATGGAAGGTCATCAAAAGGTGAATCGTGATTGATGCGCCCCTTTATATAGCCAATACAGAGGCCACCTTGAGGGCAATCGTCCTCGCCAGCAAGGTGGCCAAAATGATCGACAGAAAACATCGACAAGCCTTGGCAATATCGTCAGAAAAAAAGACCAATTCTTCCTACCAATATGAACTCATCTCGCCATTTGATGAAATCAACAGGATGGTCAAGACCTCGGCTCCAGGCTTGGTTCGCCAGCATTTCAACGCAATAACTGAAATCCTTGCCAAGCGTGTCATGCAAACCATTGCCGAGGCACGATCCAGAATTGCGACAACCGTATTCCCTGGATTGTCCGCATTTCAAGTGAATCAAATAGTAACAAAGGAACTGATACCACAAAGAATAATCAACAAGATGCTTCGCGGAGCATCTCCAACGGCAACAGCATCCATATTGGCAATCACCGGGAATCCAGCGGAAAGACAAAGATTGATCAATGAATATTTTCGCAGATTGAGAACGGCAGCATATTCATCGGTTCGGACTGGAATGTCCTCGATGTATGGAAGCACCAATCAGATTGTCTACGATTCGATTCCTGCCGATGTGATTGGATTTCAGGTTCTTGGCATTCTTGACAACAGAATCAGGCCAAAGCATAGGGCAAGGCATGGAACCATCTATTACAAG